GGATCTCCCATTCAAGCCCCGTCACGGCAAGCTTGCGCGTCTGGAAGATGCCGCCCAGATGCAGGTCTTTTTCCTCCATTTCGCCGAAGAGCTCCGCCTGGCGCTCCAGGTGGCCCTGGTCCGCCTCCTTGAAAATGTTCGCCAGGCGCTGGGGAGTTAGTCCCTGGGACGGGTAGGAATCGTACCGATCCCGGACGCCCGCAACCGCCACTTCCTGCAAAATCGGCTTGTTTTGCCGAATCTCGCGGCCAAACTGGTCTAACAGCATGAAGCATTCCCCCCGGAAACGCGCGTAAACGTGTTTATAAACATTGTGTCAACGAAACTCCGCATAACGGGGCCACTAAATGCCCGAAAATCGATTGTGGGGCATTTTTGCCCCGGTCCCTCATTTGCCCCTCTGAGCGCGAATCTCATCACCAGCACCCCCCGCGCAAGCCCTCGAACGACTGCCGCCGCTGGACGGTCTCGTAGGCGACGCCCATCCCCGTACTTTTTTGCAGGTAGCTGATCGCCATTTCCGAGGCGTCCGGCCCGTCGTCGTGTACCGTCGGATTCAGGATATAGACATACTGCTCGATGAGGATCTTCTGGTCGCTGTGGCCCCGCTCGAACGACATCTTCTTATGCTCCCAGAGGTACTCGCACGTTCCGATGATGCGTGAATCGATCTTGCTGGTCGTATGCGTGATCGGCTGCCAGGGCAGATAGCGGCTGACCTGCTTGGCGTAATTCTGGATCGCCTCGTGCAGGAATTCCTTGAGCATGTTTTCTTCAACGATGACGCGGCCGGGATATTGATCGTTTTGCGCATACGCCGCGGCGAAAAACTCGCCGATGGAGCGGCGCTTGATCCAGGCGTGCATGCAGTGGAAGCTCATGCGCTGCCGGTCGAGCGCCCAGGTAACAACGGCGCGGAAGTCGGACTTGGAATTCGCCGTCGAAGCCGGATCGACGCCCGTGGCAAAAATCAAAGGCCGGTTGATTACCTCGATGCGGTCGTGGAACGTGACGGTGTTCTCCGGGAAAGGCGAGTCCTCCGTGCCGACCTGGTTGCGCATCTCCTTGTTGAACGTGTAGGTGCCGACGTCGTGCTTCTTCTGCATGAGGCGCTCCCACGGCCAGAGCGCCGGCCACAGGGGCAGCCGGAGATCTTCGTCCAGGATCGCGTCATAGACTTTCGACACGTAACGCGGCAGGCCGTCCTCGTCCTCCTCGGCGATGAGCTTCGAGATGGCGGACAACGGGTGAAAGAGGTTGCCCACCATGATGGCGGAATAGCCGCTCCCCAGGGAGCCCAAGACCGCACCGCGTATCCAGTTGATGATCTTTTTGATCGTGCGGGGATTCTCGACTGTCTCGTCGTTTTCCATGTCGTCAAAGATCGCCATGTCCGGACGGTGCTGCCGGTAGCGGATGCCGCGGACCTTGTCGCCGCGGCCGCGGGCCAGCACCTTCGTGCCGCTGGTTGTCTCGAATTCGTCGTCGCTCCAGCTCTTCGTTTTCAGCTTGCCGAAATCATGGATCAGGCGCGGGTTCTCCTCAAGCTCCAGCTTGATCTGCGTGCTGAAGGCCGCCGCCTGCTCGTGCGTGTCCGAACACGGAATAATGAACCGCTTGAGCCGGTACGCGATCTTGTGAATCGGATTGCCGAGAGTGAAAAACGTGCTCTTCGCATGCTCACGCGGCGCGCCGACGACGGCGAACTGATCTCGCAGCTCCGTGATCTCCTGCCACTCCGATTGAAAATCGCCGAAGGGCACGGAGAAATAATGCGGCATGTATGTCTGGCAAAAGTACAGCAGATCTTTTCGGCCGCGTTCGCGGCGGGCGTGCTGCCGGGCGGGCGTGTCGTTCTCGAACGGAGACACGGATTCGCGTATCCACCGCTTGAGCTCCTCGACCTGCTTGTCGAACTGCCCTTCCGTCAGATTAGGCCTTTTCCGCATTGCCGCCATTACAGTTCCTTCCGCTCAGATCCCTCGCCCTTCACGGGAGAGGGTTGGGTGTGGGTGAATCACCCATGCATTCCGTCTTAAACTGCATCGTCATCGCGTCGAAATCCGCCGCGAGGGTCTTTAATCCTTCGGGGTCGTGTTCCCGCAGCCAGCCCACGATCCATTGAATGTTATCGAGAAAGACTTTGGCCTTGTCGTAGCCTGCGCCTGTGTTCTCCTGCACCCGGAATTTAACGACCAGCGCGCCCAGCTTGGAGAGGTTATCGAGCGACGCGCCGTCGATCGCACCCGGCTGACGCTCTTCGGCATAGGTCAACTCGCGCTCCAGGAGAGCTTCCATGCGCAGGCCGAAATTAGCCTTGCGCGCACGGGCCTTGTCCCATTCGTCCACGTCCTCGCTTGGCTTTTTCGTCTGACCCTTCCATGTGTGAAGCGTCTGGCGCGATACGCCCAGCTCGGCTTCGATCGCTGTCAGCGATTTGCCGTCGATGAACATCTGCCGGGCTACCGGCTCCAATTGTGTGCGCGTGCCTTTTTCAGCCACAAAAACCCTCCGGGTTTTTAGTGGATAGTGGATAGTGGATTGTGGATTGTATTTTTTTATTCATTTTCCATTCACCAGCCACCATTCACCAGCCACTATTTCAGTTCCTCTTCCAGCCGTTTGATCTCCGCCTGGGCTGCGATCAGCTCCGCCCACTTCGATTTCAACTCGTCCCACTGCGCGTCTGTTTCTGCGACCGGCAGATCCTCCGCGCGGTGCAACGATCCGTCCAGGTTGATCGAGATGAGCCGCGCAAGCGCATCGATGTCCGTGCGCAAACTCTTTTCCGTGTATTTCAGGTTGGCCAGCCGCGTGCGGCGCATTTCGTTCTGTATGCTCATTCCGTGCATTCCTTTCGCCTCGGTTATTGCTGTTGATTCAGTCGCGCGGCCAGCAGCGCGTGACAGGGCGTCCGCGTCTTGAGCCATGTCGTCAGTTCCACCGTCGCCGCCGTCGCCAGGCGAATCGTGTCGGCCTGCTCGGACGCCATCCGGGAATAATTTTCCACCAGCTTGACGTTGGTCTCGTACATTTTCAGCGCGGCCTCGTGCCGCTTTTCCATCGTCCGCGATACAAACCACATGGCGATCCAGGGACCGAAGATGATCGCCGACGCCAGCGCGCCGATGGGCCAGGTGCCGACTTGTGAGATGATGGCCGAGATGGCCGTGAGCGCCGATACTTGATCAGGTGTCATGTGGTTCCTCCGGTTTCAAAAATGCTTTGACATTTTATGCAGCGGATTGCGGCGGGGTGCGCCTTCAGCCTGGCACGCGGCAGAATATGCCCGCAATCAACACAGGTACGGCATGTAATCCTGGGCGGGCGCGTATAATCACACCCTGCGCGACGCTTGGCCAGAGATTGCATAGCCGCGTCCTCGTAAACCTCCGTCATTTCCTGGGCGCGATCCGCTTCGTCCATCAGCCCTCCCGCATTTCTTCATAGCTGGCCGCGACGCTGTGCTTGTGGAAATATCCAGGCCACACGCGCACCACGCCGTATTTGACCCAACGGCGGATGAATAAGCTGACCGCGGACAACTGACTGTATCTATCCGGCAGGCCGTCACGGCACTTCATGACCTCCAAATAGACATCCGCCGCCTGCTTCTTTGTGACGACGGGCTCGCTGTCGAACCGGCAGAGGTAGTCGTGGATCACGCCGCCGCGCCGCGAGGTGCCCTTGATGACCGGCACGCTTTCATAGTCGTGTACAAAACCGGCCGGGGCTTCGACCTTACAGCCCAGGACGTCGGACCAAATTGCAAACGGCTGATGCAGCCGCGCAAAGCGTGAGTCGATGTCTTCGTTGATTAACGATGTCAGTATTTGTGTCATGTCATTTTTCTCCTCACGCCTTACACCTCACGTTCCTTCAACGTATGGCCCTCCAGAGGCCCCATGCCGCTGTAGAACCACGTGATCGCGTTAAAGCCGGGACACGTCTTTTTCACGTCGGGCAGATCTCTGTGCCCCAACACTTCCGCAGCCGGGAATGCTTTGGACAAAACGTGCACAAGCTCGCTGAGGCTTAACCATTGCGCGCGCGTGAATTGGTCGGTGCCGATCAGGCAGATGCCTATGGATTCCTGATATGGCCGTATGCATGCGCGCCGATCTCTTCGACGCCGCGGCCGGTGTGCACCGTGCCGTCGATGGTGATGACGTAATGATAGCCGATCGCCAAGAGGTCCGGATTGATGATCGAGAGCGCCTTGCCGTCCGCATGAGTGGTGCGGTGGTATCCCGCCTGCCGATGCCAGGCGTCAATGTCCTGCACGGTATGCGGCCGGCCGTTCGGTGTGGCCGAGCAATGCAGTATGATCTGTTCGATGAGCCGTGACGCCATTTGTCCCTCCGCCGCCGCTCCTATCGCGCCTGCCGGGTCCGGACCGCTCATGGGGGACGATGCCGGACCCGACAGGCAAAAAGGAGATGAAGATGGTGCGACTTTAAGGGATGAGCGAACGAATGACCACGAAAGCGCTTGATTAAATTACTTGCAGAAAATACTTGCGGAGAGAGGTTGGGGTGTCTGGGGAATGGTGCGGGCGGGTTGCCCCGCCCGCCTGTCCCGCTTATGCCTTCCGTGGCCGCCGACGGGATTCCAATTTATGTGGATCATGTAAATAGAGCCACCTGCTCATGCGCAGGCTTCTTTTGAACTATAATGCGAATCCAGGACTCCGTCAAATTGTATTTCCTGGCCAGCTCCCGGTGGTTAGTGCCGTTGAATTCGTTCCGGATGCGCTCGTCTCGTTTCGCGCGGAGAAGAGAGTCGATCTGCGGATAATAAAAATACAGTCCGCCCAGATGCCGGGAAAGCTTCAGAGCATTCTCGATGCCGACAATCTGGGCGACCGGTTGATACGACTCGGGGAGGCAGTCGACGGTCATGTCTGCGGCGATTTCAGCCAGCCAGTCAAAAGTCATGCTACTCCTCGCTCGTCTGTAGGGAACGGTCGCGACCGTTCCCTACTTGATGATCAAGCAGTTTCTTCAATCCTTCAATGACGTCGGATGCTTCTTTGTCGGTTTTGACCATGTCAATTTTATAATACTTTATCATCCACAGATGAAAGCCGCCTTTGACTTTCCAGGCGACTTGTCCGGCGAGGGCGTTAATCATTTTGATCTGATCAGCCGAAGCCATGACATAGACATTAGCCGGGCGCTGCTGACCTCCGGCGGCTCTTCGCATGTTGGCGTGCGCCCAGCGTTGCCGACGGGCAGCGCCCGCCGTCCGGATATAGTTCGACTGAATTTTAAAACCGAGTTTTTTGACAAAGTAATTGATCACAGCGTCCGCCTCAAAATAACTTAAATCACGACTGGATTGTTTTTTCCCTTTTGTTTGAGCCGTAATGATATCCCGGTACATGGTATCATCGAGGCCACATTGTTTTTTTGCTATGTGTATTAACTTTAATTGCACAGGTTCAATCATCTTCATTTTTTCTTCTCCTTTTGCTATTGGTGAAACCCTTGCCTTTCCCTACCATGCCATCCCGCACCCGGCCTAACCTCGCCTCGCCTCGCCGAACCAGACCCCGCGATGATGTATTTAAAATCAGATAAGTGCGTTATAAAAACCTTGCCGTGCCACGCCTTACCCGGCCAGACCTAACATTGCCTGACCTTGCCTTGCCAGGCCCCTTTTAAATGTTATGATGGCGTATAAAAACCTTGCCTTGCCATGCCGCGCCGCGCCGGGCCCTGCCAAGCATAACCCGCCCTCGCCAAGCCACACCGCACCTCAGCCTTCTTTAAATTCGCTGACTAAAAACCGACCGAACGGCCCACCTTTTTCGGGCCGAAAATCACCAATGCCGACGCGCCTGCCGGCGTAATTTAAAAGCTCTTGAATCATGGCGGCAGTAATTTCGTCCTCGTCATATTCGATGGTAAATTGCAATGACCAACTCTGAAAACACGGACGTTTGCGCGCGATGCGGCCCTTGGTGGCCGCGATGACGACCGGGCGCACATCAATATCGTATTTTTGATTACGGTGGGGTATTGCATCCGGCGTAATCAATACGGCGCCGCTCCCTATTAAATTTTTGTACGTGGCCTTGCCCTGTCCGGGAATTTGATACTTGGCCCCGGCCTTTTTCATGGCCGAAATAAAATGGATGGCCGGTTGGTAGATTGTTCCATCCGGCAAGCGGTAGAGCGAAAGTTCTACGTCGTCTTCCGTCTGTTTTTTGTTTTTTGCCGTAATTTTATTTTCAGCATCTTCCAGCGGATAGCGATGCTGCAACAGCGAACTTATTCCGTTAACACATACCTGAATGGTCTTCATATCCTTGCCTCCCTAAGAAAGTCTTCCACTGTTTTAATTTGATCTTCCACCCACTGATGCGCCAGATTAAGCCCGGAAAGGGCATCCGGCGTCATGCATTCTTCATTACTGCTCAGGCAATAGGATGCCGCGCCAAGAAAGGCGACGACAGCCCGCGCGTTTTCGAGCCTGTCGCAGGCGATAAAAATATCGTCCGCGCTAATAACTGCTTGTGCTGGTGATTTGTTGGGTTGCTGGTTGGTCTGATTTTTCATTTGTGCCTCCTGGTGTTGTAGTTTCGCCAAAATATGAGTTGACGAGGTCTCAACTACCGACACCAGTCGGCGGGCCTTATTTCCCGTGAGGGTATTGTATATCGGCCTCTCAACCCCGCCATATCGGCGAAACGACTTCCTTTCGGAAGGCACAAAAAAACCGCCATTGACGGATGCGGAAGAGCCGCTGGTGTTAATAGTGGCTCTACAGTAAGCGAAGCCGCCATCATTTGTCAAGCTGTTTATTATTGCGCTACCCGTCAGGTGAAATATCATGCTTCTCCCCATTTCTTTTTTAATGCATCCACCGCCGCTTTGGCGGTTTCCGGCATTTCGCGCGGTTCCTCCTCGCGGCGGATATTGCGGCGGTCGGCTTCGCGTTTGTTTTCCTGTTTTGCGGCCAGTTCCGCAGCCAGATCCCAGGCGCATTTTCTCATGTAGTTATGATTCCGCAATTGCTTCGGTCCAGAGGCGATGGTCGCTTCTATTGCTTTACCCCAAATATCGGCATTGATGGGCCGCGTTTCTCCGCCCTGCCAGTGGACCGTTTCTTCCTCGACCAGGTCTTTCAGGCTGCGGACAATGACCAGGGCGCGCCGCCAGGGCAGGGCTTTGGTGCCCTGGCGGAAAAGCCCAAGGTACGATAGAGCCTGAATGCGCACAGGTGAGGGCAGTTGTAAAAGCGCATCGATGGTATAGCGGATCGCCGCATCATTCACCCAGGCCTCCGCGCTGGCTGTAGCTCCGCATGATGGACAGACCAGCCGCATCGTTTATTCTCCCTCCGTCAATTTCGCGATATAGTGCCTTGCCTTTTTTAGATCCTCGATGCCGCCCTTGTCGTCGCAGCGCGCCAGGTACTTGATGGCATTGCCGCGCAGGAAGCCGCGGAACTGCTCCTCGCTCATCCAGGCTTCCATCGCATCCCAGGGCTGGATCGCCTTCGTGCGGTAGTGGTCGCCGCCGATCTGCGTATCCCGGACGGTCCGGACGGGCTCGACCGGCGG